GATGATGTCCGAGTAGCGCAGCACGTCGTCCATGCTCTTGATCATTCCGGGGTTCGTGTACAGGTAGTAGCACAGGAACAGGTTGATCAGCACCAACTCCAGCACGAAGATGTACGTCACCGTCGGGCGCACGGTGCCGACGTAACTGGCAACCCACTGGCTGGCCCTGTCCAGAATCTTCTCGTCGTGCTTGAGCGCGGCTTCCGTCATCTGCGCCTCGGTCTGCATCATGACTTGATCCGTGCGAATCTCCTCGATGCGCTGCTGCGCGGCGTAACCTTGTGCAGCCAGAGCCAACTCGCGCTCGTTTTGCATCCTGGCCAATGCAAGCTCATGTTTCTGATCGGCCTTGTTCTGAAAGTATTCGAGCAGCTTGGGCAGGCCGCTGATGAGTAGGCCACCAAGGGTAGAGATAAGGGACAACATTGATTACTCCTCGTAAACGTAGAAAGGCTCGGTTTCTGTCGTCATGATCTGACTTGGGCTTGCGGCCACAGTGCCACCAATGTATCCAGTACGAGCCACATTCAATCCCATGACCTTGGCAAAGTTCAGCAAATCACGGGCTTGAACCTCTTTCTTCCAGTCGATCTCTTTACCGTCCTTAGTTACCAGCTTCATAGAGGCATTGCGAATAGCATCAATACCACTTGGATCAAGGAACAACCGCCTCTGGGCATCTTTGGTGGCCTGATCAATGTTCGCCTGCCCAATCAATCCCATAATCCTATAGCCCTTTTGCAAGACGCTATAGATGCCGTTGACAAGCACATTGCTGACTTCCTGGGGCTTTGCACCACCCAAGAACCTCTGCATCATGTTCTGTTCTTCAAGAGCAGCTTTATTGACCGGGAGCTTATCTACATCGATCTTCCTAGAAAGACGAGCAACATCGGCCATAGCAGTGATGCCATCAAGCTCTTTTGGCGTGTAGATGCTGTTAAAGGCCGTCCTGTTCTTTCGGAGGTAAGCAAATGGATCACCAGAATCAAGCATCTGCGTGACCAACTGATTACGCAAAGCCATCTTGACGTTGGATTGCTCTTGAACTGGCAGCTTGTTGATGTCAGCCATTAGCCTAGCGGTGTAGCCCCTGCCTTCGCCACCAGTCATCCTGGAAGCAATACGCTCCACACCACCAGAGTCATAGTCTCTTAGGAAGCTAGTTCCAATGCGAATACGCTCTGCAGAAACAGCGTCATCCAAAGCGATTTTCTCAGCAGCAAGTGCCTGCGCCCTCTGAGTGCTGTCCTGTAGCCTCCCTTTGAGGCCAGGGGTCATGTCCAAGATGTCCCTGTAGCCGCCGTTGTTGCTGTCACGGGTCAGCAGTTTGTCCAACTTGTTGTAGTCAATCAACCCGTTGGTTAGTGACTGATGATAGAGCCTTGACATGATCGACTTTTCAGCCAATGGCAAACCCTCGTCACCAGCAACACGCAGAAACTGAGAAAGCGCTGTTGGAGAAGAGGCGATCTGAGGCGCAATCTTTTCTGCGTACTCTTGCGAACTGATACGCTGCACAGCATCGGCATCTCGGAACGGGATCCCAACCTTCGTGTAGTAGTCAGTGTCAAGTTGTCGCATGGCATCACCAAAGGTGACATTCTCGCCACGGAAATTGACATTGATGTTACCGCTGGCGTTCTCAACCTTGTTCAGAGCCTCATCCACTCGCTGTTGCAGCAGAGACAGCTTTTCACGGATAGCAGGATCACGGACATCACGAAGATCCTTGGCGACTCGGCGTTTCAACGAGTCCAAGCTCGTAATATCCAGGCCTATAGTCAAATCTGGGCCTGTTGTAGCCGGCAGCATCTCACCACCAGGAGCAGGCGCACGAGAAGCCCTAAGTGCCTTAAAGTTCTCAGACTGCTGGTTAACAAGTCGCAGCAAATCAGACTGACGACCCCAAGGATCTCGCCTGAACAAGTCAAAGGCCGTGTTCAAAAGATCTTGTGTGTCTTGGGCAGGAAGAATTGCGCCTTGGTCAGAAGCCTGCTGTTTGACAGAGTTGTACTCAGGAGACAACGCTTCCCTAGCTGCTCTCTCACGAGCCACCACAAGATTCTGAATGGATGCGCCAAGTTGGGCAGGTGCAGTCGTGCCCATTAGATTCAAATTAGCGGTCATGTTGCTCAACTGATCGTTGATAGCATTAACACGCTTGTTGAAGTCTACCTTGACATCTTCCAAAGCCTTAATTTGCGATGGGAACTGCATTGGCAAACTGGGGAACTCGGTTTTCGCCCTTGCTGCAACCGCCCTCTGTAGATCAGCGTACAACTTCGCCAACTCGCCCCTGAATTTCAGATCCTTACTGGCCAAATCAGTCAGAGTGGTACGCAATGCAGCGTTGTCAAGACCACTGATGCCAGCGCCAGTGCCGATGTCTTTCCCGGTGACAAACTTGACCCTGGCCTGGATTTCATTGACTCGCTTGAGCAGATCAGGATCTGAGTCAATTGCTCTGGAAACGAGGCTCTGTGCCCTGGACAAGCCTTCCATGTTTGCCAAGTCAGCAACATCAACTTTCCCGGCACCACGAACTTTATCAATAGCAGCTTCACCTGCTTTTAGAGCGCCAGCGCCACTGAACAGAGAGAAAGTTATGCCTCCAATGACGCGGCCAACATCCCCACTAAGTTGTCCTCCGACCTCTCCACCAAACTCACCGCCGACACCAGCCATGCCGCCAGCAAGTGCTTGTACACCTTTACGGGCCAGACCAGCACCTCCCAACAAATTCAAAGGATCTCCAAATCCTTCTGCAAAACTCATCAAATATTTCTGTGCTTCTGTGGTGGGACGAACATTACCTCCACCAAGCATCCCAGTAATATTTCGCTGAGTGCTTTGATAAGATTGCTGAAATGCTTGTCCTGGTGAGGGACGAGGCTCAACTTGCGAAGACGCATCAAAGAACCTGGGACCAATTGGGAATACTACTCCTGGTGTACCAAGCATAAATGGCGTACCACCTTGAGTCATCCCTTGGCCAGCCATTGAACTAAGACCCATAAACAGGCTAGGTGTACCAGCAACAGCTCGCCTCAATCCTTCTACTAGTACCTCACCAGTAGAAGAAGCAGGGCGAACGTCAGCGACATCACGAGGCCGCATACGGATCGCCATAGCAGCTAGTTGCTTCGCATCCTCCGTGTTTCCAGCCGCATCAGCACGGCGCAATGCCTCTAGAACTTGCTCGTAGGTTGCCATTGGATGCTCCAGTTATCGCGGATTTTGGCCAGGGTTTTGGCCATACTTACGCAAAAGCGCGTTTTCTTCTTCCCTTGACATAGTCCTGCCACCCGCACCAGGAGCCGTTCCTGCCCCAGGAGCAGCAGCCGCTCCAGGAGATGGCTGTGGTTGCACTTCGCGGAATTTCGCCAACTCGTCGTCAATCTGTTTCAGTCGTTTCTTGAAACTTGGAGAGTCGGCGTAACCCAAGATGTCTGCCTGACTTGCGTATACATTCCGCTGCTCAAGCAAAGCACCACGATAAACATTGGTCATAAAGCGTTCTGCTTGCTGTTTGGTGACAGAAGTCACGCGGCCTGTGAAGAACTCAGCCGCCATAGCGGCAAGACGGTCATCCAGGCCACCCGTCCGAGCATAACGAGCAACATCTTTATCAGAAAGCTGGTTGCTGTCAAACAACTTGGCGATACTGGTTGGCAATGCTCTAGCTGCAAAATCGTTGGAAGTGGACTGACGAATCACATTCAATACACTAGGAGCAGCAGAAATCATTGCCGCCGTCTGCTTAAACGTAGGCTGATCCTGTAAAAATTTCTCAAATTGAATCCAATCTTTTGGAGGGATTGGCTGTCCGGGGAGAACTGTCGCACCAGATTTGGCTTTATCCTTGTCTTCGTCAGTGATGCGTTTATTGACACGTTCCTGTTGAGTGGGTGTCAAATTGATATACGAAGTTCCGTTAAACATAGAAAGAGCATAACGGTTTGCTCGCTCTCCAAAGCTCAACTGTTGCCCAGTCTCTTTTGAGATGGCGGCATCAAAGTTACGCACAAGTGAACTATTAACATCTGCCCCATTACGAATGGCTTGATCACGTTCAGCAATAAGACGACTCAGAGGCGTAGGCTTAGATGCCTCGCGGATAGATTTCAACTCATCTTCTAGTTGCTTGCCTTCAAGTTCTGCATCTTTGACACCAGCAGCACGGGCGCGACGAATTGCTGAGAGCCGTGTTTCGATCTGCGATATCCTAGAAACTGTTTCATCCCTTGCATCAGCAGCCTGTGCAGCAGGAGCAGCGGGAGCGGAAGGAGCGGAAGGAGCGGCTTGAACCGCAGATGCAACAGCAGCAGGAGCAGATGGTGTTCCAACGATTGGAGATCGGGGTGCCGTACTTGGAGTGCCATACGGCCGAACCAACTGAATGCCGTAGAGTGTTTCAAGTGATTTCCGGAGGTCTTCTGCTATGCCAAGTTCCTTTTGTCTTGCGTTTGCATCCAAAGGTTCTTTTCCAGCCCACCAAGAAGGTGTTTCACCAGCAGCAAGCTGCATAGCTTGGTTGTAAGTCCTAATTGCACTGTTAATACGCCCAGCTTCATCTTCGGAAACGGCTCTCGTTGGATTGCTAAAAACAGCATCTTTTCTTGGAAACACCGATTCTGCGGCTACAGGCCTATCAACAGGTTGCGCTGCCGGTTGTGCAGCAGCCGATGGAGGCATTGCTGCTTCTACTGGTGCAGCAGCCTGTGCTTGAGCCGGTTGTGCGGGTCCACCCTCACCTCGATATGCCTTAGTAGCTTCAATTAGCTCTGCTTCTTTACGCCTCAAGGCCTCCGTTTCAGCCAGTGTTTTACCAGTACTTGCTCTAGAAGACTCAGCCGCTGCCTGATTTTGAGCGATATCAGAAAGGGTCTTCATGCGCTGTTGGTACACCTGAGCCAGTTGCATAGCACCAACAGAATCACCAGCTTGTTGCAGAGCTTGAATACCGCGCATCATGGATTGAAGGTCTGTAGGATCAATCTGACGCGCAATAGCATTGCGATTGCTGATCATACGCAGTTGTGGGTCTTCACCTCCCAAAGCACGACCTAGTTGATACGCACCAATGCCCATGCCATAGGATGCCCTTTGGAATGGATCTAGTTTTGCAAAAGCAAGTGCCCTATCTGATGCAGCTTGCTGCTGTGCGAGTTGATATGACTCTGGCGTAATTCCGAAGAGGGAAGGTACGATGTCAGTTGCCATGATTAGAACTCCAAAGAACCCATGTATTCACCACTAAACGGATTTACTCCAGCACCATAGCCGCCAGCACCAAATCCACTTACAGCAGGTCTACTCCTGAAAAGATTGGATACTCCTTGTGTGAATGCCGGAGTCTGAGCTCCTTGGAGCAAAAAGTCTGCAAATGGGTTATAAGCATTAGCAGCCAGCATTGTTTGAGCGGCACCAGTACCACCTCTGTAAAGAAGATCTGCTGCTGCTGGGCTTTGACCTTTAGCACCAATGTTGATGCCAATGTTCAAAGGCTGTTGTCCAAGCGCTTCAAGATTCTGAGCGCCAGTAAGATATGCCTCATATGGGGACAGTGCTGCAACCTGACCCGTATAGCCTTTACCCAGCAAATCTGCGCCAGTGCCAAACAATCCAGCACCAAACGCAACCTGACGACGACCCTCTTCTGCAGCACGAGTAGCCAACTCAGCATCTTGTTGAGCTATGGCGTTGTAATAAGCCTCCGTCTCAGGAGTAGTCGCACGAAGTCCAACCGCTCCACTAGGACGGGTACCAGTAGCGCCAAGAGAAAGACCCTCACGGCCAGTTTGGAACAGGCGATTCTGAAGTTGTGCAAACTGCCTCTCGCGACTAGGAGCCAAGAGGTCTTGCTGGCGCAGCATGTACTGCTGTGCAGCCTGCTCAGGAGATTGCGCTAGATACTGTTGACCAAGACCAAACAAGCCCTGGCCAGCGCCAAACAGAGGCTGATACATCCCAGGTGCAGCCTCGGCCTGGGTCAATCCCATGCCAGTCAAGCCCATCAGACGGTCTTGGTAAGCACGAAGCGCTGGAGCCAACTCGTAGCTAGCACCCGTTACTCGGCCATCTGGACCAGTCTGGAACATGGATTGGCCGAACCGAGTAGTGATACCTACTGGTCGGAATCGAGCTTCCTCGGCTCCTATACGAGCCGCTTCAATTGTTGCATTGGCGGCTGTTTGCGCTGCATTTCTAGCAGATCGTGAGCTTAGAAGACTCCCACCCAAGCCAATTGCTGCTGCTGCTATAGGCATATCAAACTCCAATCAAAACATCATCCACTTTTGACGCATCTTTCTCGTCAGTTGCATGGATACAGAACCAAACACAATCTTCAATCGCTTTTACGCCATGCGTAAGACCAGCCTTGATCTCAATGCAAGCAGGTGCGCTCACAATCTTCACATCATCGCCCATCATCACTGCAACTTTCCCATGAGCCAAGATTGATAGATGGCTGAACTCATGTGTATGCTTGAGAATGACAGATCCAGCAGGGAATCTTGCTTCTTTTGCATACAGACCGTCACTGAAGTGATGTGTAATCACGCAGTCCTTTTCCACATGTATACAGTGATGTACGGCTGGTAGTTAGCATTGGTGCCAGAGGAGCCAGACGATGCCACAGTGGTTGCAACTGTAATGCCCGTGGTCGATGTCCCAGTCACTCCAGCTTGCTGTGGAACTCCTCCAGCTGGCTGGCCATATGAGGGTGCGTTTTGGCTTTGCGCTGTATGGTTGTGACCTGGATCAGTAACAGTTGATGTTGCTGTGTGAGTGTGACTTACAACAATTGCATCAGCACTACCGCCCGTTTCTTCAGCAGTATCAAATAGTGAGTTGCTTGCATTAAAACCCACTGGAACACGACCAGCGCCAAAAGCTGACCAAGTACCAAAACCTAGCAGCGTTCCTGGATTTGTAGAGTCTGTTGCATTGATATAAATAGATCCGACAGGATGCAGCGCCTGAAGAGCAGCTTGCACAAACGCCGTTGTTGCGAGTTGTGTCGTGCTAGTACCATAAGAAGCAGTTGGGGCAACAGGCGTACCAGTGAACGTAGGCGATGCAAGATCAGCCTTTGTAGAGATAGCCGTGGCAATGTTATTGAACTCAGTGTCAATCTCAGTGCCCTTGACAATCTTCAGAGGATTGCCAGATGACAGCGCATCTTTGGTAGCAAAGTTGGTACTCTTGGTATAGTTGCTCATGACAGCTTCCCATCCTTATATTGGATTTCAATGCGCTGAATTGACAGCGACGATCCGTTGATATCTGACTCGTAACCAGTTTGCACAATCTTTCCGCTGCCAGTTGCAGGCACAGACAAGATCTGCATCAATACTCCCTCGGAGTAGTAAGCAACAGGCACGCCGTTAGCGCCGTACTCGGCAATGCCGTACTCAGAAATGCCTTGGGTCGGGATCGTAGAGTTGGCCGACTGATAGTTGGTCAACAGATCAAATCCCCACTTCATCGTAACCGTCTGGTTTGTGCCACCGATGACAGTAGCCTTGAGCCTCTTGAGAATCGATGTGACGTTCTGGTTGCCAAGGTCGGCATGGTTGGTGTAGTACAACATCCTGTACGCCACACCATCGTCTTGGAACGTCCCGTACTTCCCGATGTATCCAGTTTTGCCGATCAAGACATCACCATTTCTGCGAGACAACAAAGCAGTTGGCTCTATCGAGTCCCAAATAGTCACCCTGAACGAACCGTCTTGTAGCTGGCCCCTTGTGTCGAAGCAGTACACCTCTTTGACAGAAGGCAGCGTAATCAAGTAAAAGGCCTCTTTCTCAGAATACACAGACTTGATGTTGGCAAGCGTTTCGCCAGCAACAATGTCCATGATGTCATTACGCACGTTCTTGGAAAGATCTCCAAGCGGCGCAGACTTCTCGATGATAGTCCTGGCGAACGACCTGACACCAGAGTTAGACAAGAACAGCACATCCTTGCCAGTGGTCTGGATCGTATCCCGTGCGATACAGCCGATACCGCCAACGGTGTCACTAAGCTGCATCGTAGATGGCGTAGTGGCATCTTGATAGACCAGAATCTGCCGCTTGCCGAAGATGATCAGAAAGCCGTTGTGGGCAGCAAGACCTTGGATCTCATCAGGGCCATTAGGCCAGATCCTGTCAACATTGAGAGAGCCAGCAGTGCCAGTAGACCACACATGACCCGCCAACAGATCAGAGAAGTAGACCGTGTTCTTGACGGTGGACGTATTGGCTACCCACATACGGCCATAGGCAGATAGAGCGATGTTGGCACTTGGGACTGTGGCAACATAACCGCTTTTTTCACTTACGCGACGATAGGTTGTAGTGCTGACAGCGGGGTCATAGATCAGCGGATCATGGCCCGTCTGAAAGAAATAGGTGATTCCATTGAGGGATGCACAAGACCAATTGTTTGCAGTGATAGTAGGAGCGGAGCCACCCCCCCCATAGGTCAATTCCACGACAGCGTTAGAGCCATCGATCTTGAACAGCTTGTTATTGCCTGCGAACAATACAGTCAGCGTGCCATCAGACTGCACAAGCTCATTGATCACGCCAACAGGATTAGCCCCAAGATTGCCCGAGGAACTGTTGACCTTAGACCAGCCCTTGCGAGAGCCGATACGGCCATACTGGTCGATGATGCAGTTCGTCGCAACAAGAGCAAAGCCAGCCGCCAGATCAAGAGGCGAGTCTTGCGTGTTCAGCCCGAAGAAGCCTGGGGCCGAGATGCTGGCAATCTGAAGCGGCTCACTCATATTGCAACAAATTCTTGGTTCTCAGGGTACCGAGTGCTTTCAAGAGCGATGTAATCTGCTAGCATGGCTCTATAAAGCTGGTAAGCCTCAGATGAAGCTAACCCACCATCTTCCCCGCGCTCCACCAGGGCACGAGCATAGGCATTCTGTACCACCAGAACGTCTGGAACCAGTACAGATGTACTGTCCGACGACAGCGTAGCCTGCGGCACAGTCAGGCTGAAGTTCATTGTGTAGACACCATCTGGCCGACCAAATAGCACTACTTTAGTGTCGCCATTGCCATCAACACCATCAAACGAATAGGCCTCTGGAATCCCAGAGAGCGGAGTTGAGAAGTTTTGCAGACGGTTCATCTCCACAAAACTGATGTTCCGCAAGCCAACGTTGGACGTTACATTGAGTGCGTCCATCACTTGGAACTTTTGACCAGCACCAGTCATCGAGTAGATGTAAGTCCCGCCAACGGTATTGAACGTCAGAGTCTGGCCCAACACGTTCCAGGCGTAGGAATCCTCGATTTGGCGCTTGGCATCATTGACAAACTTGCCAACCAGAGTGGAGTAGGTCGTTTCCGTGCTGGTAGATACGGTAGTCTCCCGCAGCCTAATCAGCACATCATTGATGAGTTCTAGGTAGGTCATTGCCGTGTCAATCCTGTTTCTTCAAAGGTGGCGATGAAGCTAAACGAACTGCCAGATTCAGTCGTAATCTTGATCGAATCACCTTCTTCCAACACAATGTACGCATTGCCATCGAACTGCAAGTAGTTCTTAGCTGATAAGGTGTACTCTGTCAGAATGTCGTAAGTGGCACTTGCGCTGGAGTCAATCCACTGCACCGTGATGTGCTTTGTTGATCCACCAGTATTGTGGATGTACATCACCGTGAACTTGGCGTAGTAACCCGTCGGAACCGTATAAACGGTTGTTAGCGTTGCCGCTGTTGGATTTACACCGACGGAAACTGGCTTCACTTCTTGTTCCTCGCTGAGATCGCCTTAGCTTTCGACCTTGCATCTGCTTTGGACGATGCGCCCCAGGCTCGGAGGGACAAAAGAAGGCGAGTGGGTTCGCCATTCTTGTACTCAGGCCCAGGCATATTGCCCATACGCGCTAGGAAGGAGGCCCTTCGTGGGTTATCGCCTGATTTGACGGGAGGTTTGAGATCCCCGCCTGTAGACTCATTATAGGACTTTCTGCCTTTGGCGTTAAGCCCTCCAGCAGGATTTTTACCCTCTTTTCGAGTCCAGGCAGCAGTCTTCATTTCTTCCTCGCCGCACGAATATTGTCAATCAGATTAGGATAAGGCCGACCAGCAGCCTTAGCCATCTTTTTTGCAGCAGCCTTTTTAGCAGGAGTCAGAGGTTTAGGAGCGCCCAAGGCTTTTGGACGCTTTTTGTCCCAGACCTCTTTCACTTCTTCTTCCGGGATTTCCCGGCCTCAGACAGTGCAATGGCAATGGCTTGCTTGCGAGAGGTCACTTCTGGGCCTTTCTTCGACCCAGAGTGCAGCTTTCCAGCCTTGTACTCCCGCATTACACGGGAGATTTTCTTCTCAGCCTTGGTTTTCACTTCATTTTGCCCTTGGGCATCTTTTTAGCGGCCATCTTAGGACGGCTAATGGCAACCATGACCGCCACAGGCATAGCTTTCTTGGCTCCATAGGCTTTAGCCTCCTTTTTGCCCTTAGCGGTGTAAGGGAACTTTTTATCTCCAACCATCGGCATTTCATTTCTCCTTGGGTTTAGGGGGTCGTCCGGGCTTTTTGGCCACCACAGGGGCAGTCATAGGAAGAGGACGGCTTTCTTCCTGTTGAGATTCTGGCTCATCAATCTGGATGTAGCCAGCATGACCTTTCATGGATTCAATGTCGTGCGTGTAAGTGAACGAAACCGTATTGCCACTTGCCAAACAACGATAGGTTGCCATTGTCTTATCCGTAGATAGGGATGTACCCATCAGCACTCACAAGCCATGCTTTGGTTGCTGATGCGTCTTCGTAAACAGGGATGTAGTCAATCCAGGCTTTCTTGCCAGTGGTTGACCCAAGGATGTCTGCGTGAATGTTCCCGTCATAGGAATTCAGGATTCCTGGGGAGCCAGCAGTTTTGACAGGGATGTAATCGGACCAACGCCTCAGTCCTGTGAGGGTTGTGATCTTGAAAACAACCATCTTCCCGTTGTTAGAGGGGAAAGTCTGAGGAACCATTTACATCTCCAAAGAAAACAGGGGGCTTGTGGCCCCCCGTCCTTACACAGCGCGCCCAATAATGAGCGTAACAGTGGTTCCAGCCAGATTCACAGAACCGGCAGTTGGGTTGTAGGTAACGATAGTCACCGTGTCAGCAGCAGAAACGTAGGCCCGTTTGACCAGACCAGCTTCGCTAACACCATGCGAAAAACCGATAACCATATCACCCAGTGCCACACCGGGAACAGCAACAGTATCCGTGTCGGTAGCACCAGCCGAAACTGCGCCAGCGTCAAGAGTACATTGCACTTCCCAGGTGTCCGAGAACAAGCCTCGGAATTGGTCATTTCCACGGCGGGAAATAACAGCGGTTGCAGCAGCCATTTCAATCTCCTATAAGAAAAAGATCCCTCCCCCGAAGGGGAGGGGACAACTGCAATTAGGCCGGGACAGCCAGGGCAAAAGCAGCGGAAGCGTCAGCAGCAGTGCTGGTAGCGTTCGTACGCAGAGCCTTCACACCGTAGATCGTATCAGCGGTGAACAGGGTACCCAGGTACTCTTGTTTGTACTGAGTCTGCGAACGGATGCCAAGCTGCTCAACCAGAACCATCGCATCGCGGTGGCCCATCAGGCAGATACGGTCATTGCCAGAGTTACCGGCACCAGAGTCAGCGTTCGACGAAGAGAACACTGCCATGCCGTACAGTTGGCCAATCTCACCGTTGCGGATAGCATCGCCGTTGCCAACGAATGCTTGCTCGGTGTAACGGGCCAGACCCATCAGGGTGTTGCGGCTCGACGGGGGGATCAGGAAGAAACGGCCGTCCATAGGAACGTCGTTGTCATCCAGGCGCTGAATCGTGCGACGGATAGCAGCATCAGTCAGAGCGGCAGCGTTGGACGAGGTGCTGTTGTAAGCAGTCGTGCCATCAGAGCCGATGAACGCCTTGGTCGAGGTGTTGCTGGTAGCGTAGTCGTTCGTGCCAACGGTTGCGCCGTTGAATGCACGACCAAGCTGAACCAGATCCGTGTCCATGCGACGAGCCAGAGCGTAACCAGCGTCTTCCGTGTAGAAAGCACGCAGGCTGGTCAGGGCTTGCACTTCAACGATGTCCTCGATCAAGCGGCTGTATTCAAAGTGCTTGTTGATCAGCACTTGAATGTTGGTGTCGCTCTCTGCAATCAGAGTAACGGCATCGGTAGCCACCTTAGCGTTGGCGGTGCCACGAGCGGGGGACGGGATGTTAACGGTGTCACCCTTCTTGCCTTTGAAAGACATACGCTTGACCAGATTGGCCAGAACGAGGTTCTTTTTAAAGGCGGCAACAATTTCATCACTCCAAATTTCGGGGATGAAGTTCGCTGCAGAGGTGGTGGTAACCGCATTGTTCGGTGCGAAAGCAGTGTTTGCCATGTTAAATCTCCAAGAAACAAAGGTTGTTTACTTGACTCGCCCCTCGGAATAGGCTTGCATGATCTCGTCACTCAAAGCCTCATACCTAGCAGGGTCCGTCATTTTTAGCCGAATCAGGTCGGCACGTCTATAAACCCTCTTAGAACTCTCTCCAGATCCACCCACATCAACTTGTGCGGCTTTCATTGATTTAGCCCTGCTTGCATCGCTTGCTTGCTCTGCTTGCTTGGACTTCACCCCGCGCAGTTGCTTGAAGGTCGACAACAGTTCGTTGGCAGAGTCATAGTCAAACTCAGAATCGGCCTTCGCGTAGAGCGCCAAACGAACGGATGAACCTTTCACCCAGTTCTGGAACTCCGAGTCGCCAACCACTTGCGTGTAGTCGGGATGCTCTTGCGTCAGCTTCTGCTGAATCTGCAGCCTCTTGAACTCCATGCTGGCCTGACGGGCAGCGAGGACATCAGGATGCTTCTCTATGGTTGCCTGAACCGCCTTTTGAGGGTTCTCAAAGAAGTCTACTTCAGGTTCTTCCTGTTTTGCTGGTTGCTTAGAACTGATGTTCTGCTTTATAAGCTCATCTGCAAGTTTTCGGACTTCACCGACCTCTTGGGCCTGTTTACCAATCAGCTTTTCAGCCTCTTGGTGCATCCGAATGATTTCTTCCAAACTTTTGTCCCTGTACTTTTCAGGGAGTTCGGACTTCGCCGCCTCGACTTCAAGTTCGCCTAGCTCGTCAGGTTCTTTGTCAATCAGCATGTTTTTTCCTGCCAAAAATGGTTGTAGGAGATTCAACTCGGTCCAATGACTTATGAGTTGGCTTTGCGCTCCGCGTTCAACTTTTCGATGTGCTTGCGCTCAAACCGACCATGTTCGCTCGGAAAAGCACCAGACCATCCTTCAAGTTTGAATTTAGGAGCACTCATGATGCGATGGGCGATGCCACCACACCCACACTGAACAGTAGTTGTCTCATAACCAACTAGCTTCTCAGTGTGCTGTCCGCATTCGCAGACAAATTCATACATTCTTCGCATTCAAGTCCTCGTATGCGTCTTCGCTAACCTTTTTCAAGGTTTTTAGCCAAGTAAGAATGGAAATCTCACCTTTACGAAATTGTAAAGCCTTTTCGTCAGGGATACTACTTACATTGTTCATAGATGCCAACATATTGTCAACATCTTCCATCAAATCGGCCCATCCAGGCTGCGACAACAGGTCAAACCTGTCTTCGTAGTACCTTTGTAGCTCTGGAGTCACTGGTTCATCCCTTCAAGAAGTGCCCAAATAACGGCTGCAATCGATCCCAAGGCGACCAACAGGCCGACAATGATGATAAAAAGCTCGTCCATTTCCTCTTTTTTGCGTTTATCAGCCTCTTTTTTGCGCCTAGCAGCATGTGCTGCGTCTGCTTCCATCCTTTGCGCCCTGGCTGCAATTCTGGCCCAGACGTCCATCTTGTTGCTCTGGAAGAAGAGTAATTTGATCTGGTTCTCGAACTCCTTGGCCTGCTCCACTGCAAGCTCTAGCTCAAGCGCCTTACCCAGCGCAGACCCCTTGAACTCGCCCTGCTGCGAACGTTGAACTACTTCAATCGCATCGGCTTTAGCATCAAAATACTTTCCCAACACGGGCCCGAGCGAGGTGACGTCATCGACAGTTGCCGAGACTTTCTTTACAAGCTCAACGGCTGACGAGATTGCTGCGAGTGCGGTTATGGGATCGATCATTTCAGCCGCCTTTAAAGTGTCCTGCTATCCATGCTACAGCAGCACCGACTGAACTGGCAATAGTCATTCCCATCCAGAAACCACCTTTTCCCTTGTTTGCTAGGGCTAGCAGTTCCTCGATCTGACCTTCCATTTTGTCGATCTTCTTGTCCATGTTCTGGACACGTTCCCAAAGTACGCCATACTTAATGGGGTCGATTTCAGTCGGCTCCATGTCCTACTCCTATGGCATGAGTGCTTTGAGTTGCTCAGGGGTCTGCGCTGCATCCATCTGAGCCTGAAGAGCAGCGTACTTGTCACGAATGGCTTGACGAGCGGCCTCGGCTGCTGCCGAGTCAGCGCCAGGAATCTGCTTCATGATAATTGCGTCATGCGGCTCAAACTCAGCGGAACGAGCAGCACGACGAGCATCGTGGGCGATGGCCTTCGCCTTTGTCATATTGATCTGGATCATGCGTACTCCCAGGCGTTGCGGAACGTGCGGTCAGTTGGAATGTCAGAGGCATCCACGATCTTGTAGGGCTTGCCTGCCGGTACGTCCTTGGCCGCGATCTGTTCAATCGTCAGGCCGCACTCGGCAGCAGGCACGATGACGGACACGCCGCCGTCGTCGTTGGGGTAAATGATGCGTTGGTTCATGATATCTCCTGATTAACGAAAGATGGTGATGTTGCTGTACAACGTATCGACTCCACCAGTATTCGGCTCAAACGCCTGTACCCTGACCGAAGTTGTAGTTGGTGCGGAATTGTTCTTAATGTTGATGTTTTGATCCCTTGCAGTTCCAGAAGCGGAGAAAGTCCCGCAAGCTGCAACACTGTAATTCCCATCCGGCATCGCCGTGGTGAAGTTAACCGTGTAATCCCCGGTACCGTTGTCAGTAATCGAAGTCACGTTGCCCGACGCACGAATCGCCACAGTACTTGTGCCGTTGAAGTTGACCCAGGCACGGCATCCATAGGCTGTGGCAACAGAGCCGTAACCAGAGTTGAACTGGAACAACCCAGCAGCAGTAATGGTTGCCTGTGTAGTGCCGTTTTGTTGGAAGTTGGTGATGCCATCATTGCCTCCTGTAGTCTTTAGACCAGAGGAGCCTGATACAACACCATCATCGCTATTGATTATGCTTGGCATGGATGATCCTTAACGGAAGATGGCGACACAATACAAATCCAAATCTTCAAACGTCGCCGTCCCAAAATTTAGTGTGTACGATTCTTTTAACCTTAAAGCACTTGCGGTTGGCGTTTCACCATAAGTTGCAAAAACCCTTGGGTATGCGTTATTGGCATTGTTAAAACCCACTGTGAACGCGTAATTTGCATCCGGCATCGCCGTCGTAAAGTTCACCGTGTAATCGCCAGTACCGTTATCCGTGATGCTGGACACATTACCAGACGCACGAATCGACACGGTTCCAGTGCCGTTGAAGTTGACCCATGCTCGACATCCATAGGCTGTAGCAACTGATCCATAACCAGAATTGAACTTGAAGTTACCAGAGGCATCGAACTCACCAACCTGTACACCGCCCTCTGCAAAGCCAATCCTGTCGGCTCCTGGGAAGTAAATGCCTGTGTTTGCATCTGTGCCCCTGATGGCAGGAGTAGACGCAGAGCCGTCTACATCAGACAGGCCCGTGTCACCGTTGAGAATGAGTGTCATGGTTGAGCCTTTGGATAACGAGCTTTGATTTCAGCTACTTTGGCTTGCCAATCGTCCATTGTGGCCTCGCCACGTTGTGCCTTAAAGAACAATGGATCCGCTTCAGAAATATAGGCTTTTTGACGCAGTGTGGAGGAGTTATCAATCTTCCATTGAGCCTCTGCCTGCGCTGCTTGTTCTGCTTGCGTGTTGGCTTGGCTAATTTCTGATTCGGTCAATCTAATGACCTTCTTCTCGCCAGTGGTTACATTAACTTGTATGCGTTCCATGACTTACTCGTACAAGATGTTGATTGAGCCAGCGTCGAAGGTGTCAGTGCCGTTGACGGTTGTGATGCGGACGCGGTCTAGGGTGCCACCGAGCGCAAGCGAGCCGTTTGTGAAATATGTGCTCGCCAGCGCGTCTGATCTGCCGACACTGCCAGCAGCAGCCCAAGTATTGCCCGTCTGCAAATTTAATACTATTGCCCCGTGAACGACAACATTTGACGCCCAATTAGATGTGTTTACGCCAATTCCAAAACCAGATGTAAATAGTGCCGATCCAACTGTTGAATTGGTGACGATAGTGCTAGACCCCAAATACCCTGAAGTAGTAAAGCTTCCCGCGCCAATTTGAATTTGCGGAGGAGACGATCCATTGGTGGAAACGCCTACAAACATTACGGTAATCCGCCGCACCCAAGACGGAATGCCAGTAAAATCAATCGATGTACCAGAGGTGGAGTTCTGAGCGGTAGCAGCAGTGATCGCACTATTGATTCCGTTGACAACAAAAGTCCCAGTTCCATCAGGCAAAGACAGGGTTCGGCTGGAGTTTGAGTTCGGAGATGCAATAGTGAACGTACCCGTTCCACTTGCATTGCCTTCAATAGCGATCTTGCTCATCTTTTATCCTTACAGAACAAGCCAACGCTGACCTGAAGATACGGTCACAGTGACACCAGAGTTTACTGTCATCGGTCCTACGCTCATGGCGTTCTGACCAGATGCAACCGTGTAGCTTGCTGCAACTGTGGTGCTGTTAATTATCAGACCGTTTGTCGATACCGAAGCAGATGCCTGCAACTCGCCAGTGGATGGCTTGTAGAGGTACTTGGCATTGCTTGTGTAAATGACCGTTGGTGTACCAGAAGTTGCAGCAGCAAACAGCGGATACAGGTTGGTTGATGTGCTGGTGTCGTTTGTAATCGATGCACCAGCATTGACCGTAGCCCACGATGTGTTCGTGCCATCAGTGGTCAGGTACTTGCCAGACTGAGATGACTGACTAGGCGCAAGAGCGTTAAACGCAGCATTGGCCGTTGTCTGTCCCGTACCGCCATTGCCAATAGGTAGCGTGCCGGTCACTTGAGTGGTGAGATCAACACCAGAAAGAGTGCCGCCAAGCGTCAAATTACCGCTAGACGTAACCGTGCCACTAAGAGTAATACCGTTTACAGTGCCAGTGCCACCAACAGAGGTGACCGTGCCAACGTACTGATCGTTTGATGTGATCGTGAAGTTAGGGTACGTCCCAGAGATGCTGGTAGTACCAGCCCCGGTCAGCAAAACAGTTTGATCTGGCGCACTGTTCGTAATCGTTACCGTGTCTGTGCTGTCGTTTGTAGTGATTGTGATGCCGGTGCCAGAGGCCAGCGTCAGCGTGTCGTCATTCGTATCTGCAACAACCGTGTTCTGTCCAGCAACGGCTACGTTCTTAAAGATGTTTTGAGACGAGCCACGATCCGAATTAGTGATCGTGAAGTTGGGATACGTCCCAGATGTGCTGATCCCAGTGCCAGCAGTAAGCGCAACCGTCTGATCTGGTGCACTATTGGTGATCACACCCGTCGAAGTGCTGTAGCTAATGCCTGTGCCAGCACTCAGAGCAGAACGCGCCCTAGAGTCCAGATAGTATTGATTGGTGCCCTCGCTGATGTTTGTGGTGGTAAGCACCACAGCACCAGTTTGCGAGTTGACAGAGGTCACCAAGTTGGATTGGTCGATCTTCTGCCACACCGTACCGTTAAACATTAGCCAATCACCGATCTGCCAGTCAGTGATGCCATCCAGATTCGTCGATCCTGCCGTCGCAACGATGTAGTAGTAGCCGTTTGTACCAACACCAGAAGCTAGCGTCGGAGTGTTTGCCGATGCATTCCAAGTGCCCTGGTAGCTCAATCCACCAGCAACTTGTGCCCAAGACAACACAGAGCCGTTCGTCGTCAGAAACTTGCCTGCTTGACCAGTTTGGCTAGGGATAAGGTTGTTGATCTGGGTCTGAAGGCTGGCCAATGTGTCAAGCACTGATTGACTAGTGCCTCCACCATTGGTAATCACCTTGATCTTCTCAGCGAGATCAGGCGCAACCACCTCACCCACATTGATCGTCCTGCCACTCGACAGGCTAATGATCAGACTGCCGTCAAAGTCGATGTGTGCGTCAGTGACTGATACGCCATCTTCACCGTCTTTGCCATCGCGGCCATTCAGCCCGTCTTTGCCCTTTGGACCCATCGGACCGACAGATCCATCGCGGCCATCCCGGCCATTAGCGCCGTTTCTGCCGTCTTTCCCGTCTTTGCCGTCCTTGATAGACCTAACGCGAGACTCGATCTTGTTGCCAAGGTCATCGTATCTGTCGCGTATATCAGACTCAATCTTCTTGAGAGCCTGAATAACTAGTTGGGCGTTCTCGCCAACCTTCTGTTTCTGTAGCTCCCGCGTCTTCTGGACAGATTCGCGGATAGACATCAGAACAGCCTTCTGCTGTTCCTCCGTCATCCCCTTAAGAATCAGTTGTTTGGCGAGGCTTTCAACGTCCATTGCTCAACTCCCTGGACAATTCTTCCAAGAAGTCTTCTTCCATGCCGGTTACCTTGTTCTTTTTCTCGGCCATCTGGAGTTCGACGATCTTAGACTTGTTTTTGATGTCTGCCTCTTTGAGCATCAACTCGGCAATCTTAACCCGCTTGTCAAACTCGCTAGCCTCTTGACCTTGCGGCAGGTTCGTAGTCGTCGAAGCGATGACTTTAGCCTGTACTTCTTGCGGCATGAGTTGCGCTTCAGTGAGCAATTTCTGCGCTTCAGCACGATTCTTCTCGGCCTGGGTCGTTTTGTCAGCGATCTGAGCCTGAGCCGCTTGCAACTCCAACTGCCGTGCTGCCATAGCCATTTGCTGGGCTTCTGGATCTGGCTGCGACATCTGATCTAGGGCTGCGATCAACTCATACCTGTTGGACAGGCTAGAGTTGTTCAGAATCCCCTTCAAAATCAGCGGCAGAACCGGCGTATTCGGACCCAGAGTCTGCAGCAGACCGATAAATTGCTGCTGCTCGTACTCTCGGGCGATGATGCCCAAGGTAGCAGTCGGGATGAACTTCATATCCACGCTCGGATACCGCTCAGGATCGAACTGCATGTACCTGAACGAGGCCTTTTGGATGAACGGGATCAAGAAATCCTCTTGGAAGTTCACCAGAGTGCGCTTGTACTTCTTGATGATCGTTGCAACGGCGGTGGACATTGCCTGCCCGTCACGCGCACCGTTCGTGACCATGCCCTGGCTATCCAGAGTACCAGTTGCTTGAAGCAACATGCGCTCAAATTCTTGGGCGGTACGCAGGTTATCCGGGCTGGTCTGGCCAAACTTGAAGGGATACAGGATCTCGGCAGGGTTGCCGTTGACCATGAATGCCTTACCCGGTTTTACTTCAAACCTAGCACCCCTCGGCAGGCGCGTAGCGTCCATTCCCATCATTGGGGCAGTCGTCAGAGCCAGCGAATCCAGGTGCGAACGGATCTGGGCATCGATAGCCTTCTGCATGTTGTAGGACTTTTCAACAGTCCCACGGCCCAGCAAGCGGTTCGGCACGGTATCGTCCTGGTACGAAATGACCGGACGATCCTTCATCATGTACGGATTCTCTTCTGCCTTCAGAAGCATCGAACCGTTGGCGATGACCACAATGGCTTCGACCATATCCGTGTAGTCTTCAGCGACAGAGTCGTCAGGAAACAGCACAACCGTCTCGGTGTCATTCTCCTGAAGGTATTCACGCGGCACGAGACCATAGTAGGTCAGCAGCAGAACCTTCTCGTCTTGGTACTGGCTAGGCTCTTGAGTCGGCTCAAGGTCGGAGTCCTCGTAGGTAGTCCCGATGTTGACCTTCTTGTAGATGCCTTTTTCAATGCCCTCGACGACTTTGTGGATCGAGACGTACTTTTCGATAGCCACGCCCATGCAGTCGTCAATAGACGTACCGTTGGGGTCAAACAGGAAGTTCTTTGGGTTGACCGGATTGAGCTTGACAGCCATCCGGTTCTTTTCAATCACACCAATGGCGGCTTGTCCAGGCTGGCCAGGGATAGGCTGGGTTGCTGGCTCAAAGATTTTCTCGGTCTTGACGATAATCTCGCCAATGCCAGTGCCGTAGATCTCGGCCATCAACTCAATCTGGTCGATAGACTTGCGGATCTTGTCCTGTTTGAAGTCCTCCATAAGCTGTGCCTTGAGGATAGACACATCGAGAGGATTGCCGTTCACATCCCTGAGATCATCTTGGATGTCAAAGAACTCGCCCTGGCCAAAAATCGCTTCCATGATCTCTGCATGGCGGGTTTCGACGGCTTGTTGGGTAGCGGGAGTGACGATGCGGGAACGCTCGGAGTCACGAACCTTGTCTTCAGCGGCCCACTCGCCACGGAAGATGCGCTCGTATTCCAGCCAAGAGTCTAGAAAGTTGGTGTTTCGGTAGTCGCGCCACCGATCACAGTGATCTACGACGAACGCCGTCAGTTCTTTGTCGTTCTCTGTCGGCTCGTAGAACTCATTTTGATCCATACTAGACTCCTGATATTACGTCGATAGGCTCCCAGCCATCATCAGCCTCTTCAAAGTAGCTTGTCACAGCCAACTGGTCGATATAGCTGAGTGCATCTGGCAGATCATCGTGTACCCCTTGCGCGGGAAACATCAGAAGTTGGTCAACAAAGTCGTCCCAATTCTCTTCGCTGTTTAGCACTATTCTGCCGTGTTCAAACCGGCCTTGCAATGCCCACACGATTCTATCCGTTTTCTTGCGATTTCCGTGAGTTAAATCAACGATGTGCGAAAACACGTTGTTTTTCCTCATGAGATCGCTCAAATACGGCAAAAC